TGTTTGTGTTGTACTCCAACCATAATCTGTACAAGCTTGTCCACAAGCTAAAGTTATTTGGTGTAGTAATTCAAAATTACCATCACCATCTGTATCTTCATAACAATTAGTTGCACCAGGTGCATATGTACAACTACCATCATCAACTTCAGCAGTTGAATTATAATTACAAGCAGCTACATCTGTACAACCTGAACTGTTTCCAAATGATGAAGAATAACCTAAATCACTACAAGTTTGTAGTACAGTTCCATTACAAATAAAATTAAGAGTAAGTGATGCATCGTTGTCACCATCTCCGTTTGAATCATAATAACAAGTATTTCCACTTGTTGGTACAATACAACTTCCATCGTCTGAATTGGCGTTCAAATCATAATTACAAGCAGTTGGATCTGTACACCCACTAACTGATGTTGGTGAATTTTGATAATTACCAATAGTTACACAAGTATGTGATACATCTCCATTACAAGTTAAATTAACAGATACTAATGTTTCATAGTTACCATCCGAGTCCGTATCTTCCCAACAAGGTGTTTCACCTGCTGGATATACACAAGAAGCTTCAAGAGTTGCTCCAGGATCATAATTACAAGCTGTGTTATCCATACACCCGAAACAAGTATTATTACCACCACATTCACCACAAGCGTCTATAACCCCACCATTAGGACAAGTATCCAATTCGTTTGCAACAAATGGTACACCCCAAGTACAACCATTTCCTTCACAAGTACCTTCATCACTATATACTCCACAACCTGTAGTTGCATCTAATGAATAACAATGTGGTTGAAGATTTGGATTGTTTGCACACATAGTGTATCCATCACCTGTTGATTCACCTGATGAAGTTGTTTCACCCAAACCATCTAAATCTGCATCATAAAAATATTTTACCATTGATGATGTTGGACAACATCCTCCTGTTGTGGAATTGTACCAAGCTCCAGTATTCATTACAAATGGTCTTTCAGATAAACCATATCCATCGTTGACACTATTACCTCCAACAATACCTGCACAATCTCCACAATTTGCATTCCAAGCTCCCGAACCAGGACCAGTTGGAACACAATCACCACAATCATCTACACATCTACCAGCCGAACAAGCAAAACCTATAAAAGTACCATCTACTTGTTCTGGTTCACCCGTACCAATTATACAAGCCCACTCAGCTCTACATTCCGTAGCAGATGGATCAAGGTAGTAATTATCCCATTCTTCTTTATCGACACAATCTCCATTACAATCGTAAATTTCAGCTGTTAATCCATCTTCGTAATTAGGATTAGTTGCAGTTATTCTTCCACAAGTATTATTACAAGATAATCCTGTTGTTGGATCAACTACAGCTAAAGGATCTAAATATCCATAACAACCTCCTCCAAATGGATTATCACATGGGAAAGGACCTTGGCCATATCCCTGAGACCAGGTGCTTGTGTTTCCAACTCCCCACTCACAACTTCCATCATCTATAGTAGCATCTGGATTATAATTACAATTAATATAATCAGTTCCATTAATATTTGTATTTTGACTTGTACAACCATAAACAGGACAATCTTCTCCTTCACATGTATCTGGATCTATATAATCCGATGGTTGACAAAATTGACCTGTTGCTTCAGTTGGGTCATCATAACCTGTACAATCATCTTGTACATCTAAACATGCAATTTGTTCAATATTAACATAACCAGTACAAGTTGATTGTCTATTTACACATTGATTTGTTAAATCCTCCGACTCACAATCAGTATCTGGGGATATAAAGACTGATGAATTACATGCACCACCTGCAAAATTATCAACATAATCTGTACAAAGTGGTTGGGTTTCAATACAAATTTGACCAGCTGCAGAGTTATATTGATTACAAGTCTGTCCATTTGGTGTATAATTATTATAATCTAATTCACTACCATCACCCAAATATGGTGGTAAATAATATGGAAAGAATGTAGGTTCAGATCCTGGGTTTTCTAAAATTAAATTAACTAATTGTACAATATCTAAAACATTTATAATACCATCACCAGTAACATCCCCTGCCATATTTTGAACTGTCATACCATCCAAATTAAAACAACAACAATCTTCAACCAACAAATCATAATCATCTGGATATGGTTCTCCATATGTATTGTCGAAAAATATTCTACATTGTTCATCGGTTGTAATACAATAATTACCAGCTGGATCCGATGATGGAACTGTGTGATTTAAGGCACCTGGATTTGTACAAGTATTTAAAGCAGTATCCACACACACATTACCAATACATGAAGTTGAATCATCCCCTATATTGGTTACACAATGACCATCATTAAAACATTCTACACACTCATCTTCCCAACAATATGGTAGGTCATCACCACAAGCTTCATTGAAACCATTCAAATCATTTGCTGAACTATCACATGTTGTTTGTAAATATGGTGGTTCAACTGTATCTGGATCTCCCTCACTTCTTATTTGAGGTGGGAGATTTTCATCACCATAATTTTTTTCATATGCAGATAACAAATTATCACGTAAAGATATTAATGCATCTCTTTCTTCTGGTGTAATATCAATTTTTAACTTCGGTGCCATTTATTGGGCTCCTTTAAGGTTTATAACCGCGTGCGAGTAACAAATCACTTTTTGATATAATCTCCACTTTACATTTAGCCCCTTTGGTAGAATTATTTGTATATGTACCTGGTGTCGATGTCCCTGGTTCAACATTCCATCTCCAAAAATCAGGATCATTTTGAATAGGAATACAACTTGGATTACATCCTGTTCCAGTACAACTAGGTGCTGTACCAGTAC